TTTACGAATAATCTCCGCACGTTTTTTGTCACGTACTTCATTCTTATAACCATATCTTCCAGTTAGTATAGCATAACTTTGAAACATCAACGATAATACTGAAATCAATATGACTAATAGTAATATCTTATCTGCTGGTGTCACATCTGTCTCAGCAACTCATCTTTTAATTTATCTACTACGTCTTGAACAACACTTACATCAAGACCTAAGAATGGTGGTATTAAACCTAGCACTCTAAACAGTCCATCAGCAAACAAAGCTATGAATGCAAACCCTAGTGCCATGCTAATCATACCAGCATTTCTATTGTGCTGATTAATAGCAAACTCAATCATCTCCTCACACTCTTCTCTTGTAAAAGTTTGAGTAGGTTCACTCTTGGGTTTTTCTCTTACTATTAGTTTTTTTGGAGAGATTAAATCTCTACCATACTGAGATAATACCATGATTGTTTTAAAGTAGTGGTTTAATAGTTGTCATCTTCATCCTCTTCATCATCCCAGACGATGTAAGGACCATGCTGCATTCGTTTTAGTTTGTCTGTCTCAGCTTTAAATTTTGCTGTTTCAGATAACCAGATGGCAAGTTTGATCACCACGAATACCACCGCTATTGGTGATAAGCATAACAACAGTATAACAGAAGATTGACTCATTGCCAATATTCGTCAAGCACATCAAACACCCGATTTAGATATTTGTTAGCACCGATACATTCCCATTTACCCATTTCAGAAATTTCACATTTATAATGCAGTTCTCTTTTGAGTTGCATGAGCCTGTTGGTCATAGCAACCTTGTCTAGTCTGCCGTTCATATCCTTCTGTATACCTACACTACTATTTAATCATAAAAAAAGGGATCCCGTAGGATCCCTGTTAGTAATTCCTAACATTGTTAGGGTGTTTTCCACAATTATGTTAGATTTGCTACTCTAACTCTTCTGTAGTACTGGTTGATGTTAGCAGTTAATGCTTCAGCATCAGGTGTACCATTAGACTGAACAACAAATGGGTTAGCAACCATACCGTATCTAGTCTTGAAGCCAATCTTGGGCTGGAAGGTAGATGGGTCAATGCTTCTTAACATCTGTAGGGGAACGTATGGGCAATAGAACAGTCCACAGTCATAAGGTGATGTACCTTTGTATCCTACAACATAGTAGTGAGTGTTAGAAACGTTTGCTGAATAAGGATCAACGAAGACCTTAATTCTACCGTTCATTGTACCCACAAGTAGGTTACCTGTGTCATCAACTTCACCGATGGAAGGACCGCCAGCACCTGTTAAACCAGAAGAGTAGTCAAGTGTACCTGACATAGCAAGAGCACTAGCAACATCAGCAGATGTGATGATGAAGTTACCCTTTCCTCTACGAGTTTGCTGTGCGATTGCGTTAGCATCTCTCTCAATCTGGAACATAAGTCCTTTGAATTTTTCAACTGACCATCTTCCATTACTGTCTACGTCTAGATCAAATACACCAGCGTTTGCTACGTTGTTTTGTGCACCTGATTTTGCTATTGTATAAACAGTTCTAACAACCTCACGGTTGATTTCTGCAAGGATCTCACTAGAGAGTAAGTTAGCAAGTTCCTGCTCTGCATCAAGACCGTGAATTGCTTTCAAGTCTTGTGCTAGTTCTAGAGTGTACTCTGCCTTTAGTGCTCTTGTTTTAGCAGTAACAGAAGTCTTCTCTATACTGAAGCTCATCTCGTTAAAGAGAGTAGATCCAGAACCTAGAACTTCAGCATCTTCTCTAGCGATTTTACTAGCAACATTCTCGTAGTTAGCACTAGTTGTACCACCACCAGTAGCGTCGTTAAGTAAACCTGGGTTAGCATCTGTTGCACCACCGTCTCCAAGAGGAGAGATAGGATCGTTGAATGCTGCAGGTCCCTGTGTATTTCCAGAGAAGTTTGCATCTGGTTCGTTGTAAAGTGCTTCTTTACCAGCTCTTAAACCAGCTCCATTTTCCTGATAGTGTGACTTCATTGCAAAGATTAGTCCTGTAGGACCGCTCATTGGTTGTACACCACAGATGTCGTATGCTACTAAGTTTGGCATAGCACGACGGATGAGGCTAATCATCACTGGATCAAATCCAGCAAGACCGCCTGTTTTTGTATCAAGTCCAGAACCTGAGAGTGCGTTTGTACCAATGGCACCAACTGTGTTGGATGCTTCATTGATCATACCACGCTCTTCTCTAAGTTGTGACTCTGTGTTTTCTAACAAAACAGCGGTAACAGCTTTTCTATAATTGTCTTTGATGGTGCCAGCACCTTCATGACTTAGAACAGGTGACCACTTTTCTGTTAGAGCTTTTGAGTTAAACATTTGCTCTTATTAAGAAAAAATAGGTTTATATTATTATGAATTCCAGCGGTTCATCGCATCAAGATACTGTGCCATTGCTGGACTTACTTCTGGATCTGATGCTCCTTCAACTGGAGTTTCGTCTGCAACCTCACTTTGTGTTACAGTTTTTTCTGTGAAGTAAGACTCTTTGATAGTTTTCACTTTCTTAGAGAACTCCTCCTCAGTTGTAAACTCAACACCCTCAGCGAGAGCAGCGAGTTTGTCCTTCTGAGTATCTGCCAATCCATCGGAAACTTCGTTCACGATATTTTTTCTTGCAGTCTCATTTAGACGGGATTGTAATTTCACATTAGCTTTGACCTGTTCGTCAAGCTTAGCTTCCATCTCACGAATTGAATCAGCCATACCTTCTACCACATCCACTTTCTCGTCTGGGATAGAAATGTAGTGCTCTTCAAAGAGACCTTTAAGACCTGCGATGAAGTCTTCTGTGATCTCATTTCTTATTCCACGGTCAACAGCAACTTGATTTTGCTCCATCCATTGACCTATGGCGTAGTTAACTGTGCCATTTACTTCCTCGGAAAGCTCTGCCTTAGCAGCATCTACTTGCTTTTCAAGTTCAGTAGCAAAGTGTTCTACAAGCTTGTCGTACTCTTCAGAGAGTTTTGCTTTGATTGCTGCTTCAAAGATAGTCTTTGCTTTCTCAGCAAACTCAGTTGAGAGTTCTGTTCCCTCTAATAGGGCATTTACATCATCGGAAACATCAAGGTCTTCGTATGTTGGTTTTATAGGATAACCTACATTTGAACCTGTACTAGTTCCGTATGCAGCATCTGCACCAACTGTAGGTTGTTTACCCATGTCACCAGCATCACTAATGTTAGATGTCTGAGCAGATCCATCGCTTTGTGCTGATTTATCTCCTACTGGAGCAGCTGCCTTAGCACCTGGATTTTCTTCACCGTCATCATCGTGCTCATTTGGTGTAGTGGATGTACCACCTAAATCTGCAGGAGCAGATTGTCCATATGATTTACCAGCATCAACTGTAGGCATAGGATCTTTTCCTGTACCACTTGATGTTTGTGCATCGGAGACTTGAGATGGTTCGCTACCTGTGCCTGGTATGACGTTTGCGGAAACAGTCGGCATTGGGTCGCCTTCCACGATAGTCACTTTTTGCTCGGTTGCAAACTCCTCAAATTTTTCGTTAAGCTTATCTGACATTAGAGTTTACCTTTATAATTTTCCGTATAGTGATATGAATTATTTATAGAATCAAAGATTTGAGAGGAAATGCTCAAAAACTTGGAGCGTTTTTGCCTCTACATCACGGCGACTTGCGTCACTCATAATCCTTTTGTATTTAGCGACTTCTCTTTCTTTTAGAAGTCCGTTGTCCCATACCCATTCCTTACCTTCCATGATTCCGTTAACGAAAGCATCAGGTGCAGATGGATCTGCAACAATATCTGCGGCTGTTGTTAACATGAAGTCATCACAAACTACGTTGCAATCTTCACGCTTATCAATGCTTCCCATGCCACGAGAGGAAACACCTAGTTGAACACCTTCTCCTAGAAGAGACTTGGCAATGTTACCCATTGGTGTATCAAGGACTTGTGCCTTGCCAATAAAGTTATTACCTTCTGCACGGAGACTTGTAATCCTATGAGACACTCTATCAAGATTGATAGTAGGTCCGTCTGGATGACCAAGTTCACCAAGAGCACGTTTTGATTTTACATACTCCTCGTTGTATCTCTTAACCTCACGGTCAAGAACACCAAAAGGATACATTCTACCATTACGGTTCTTTAGTTCTGACTGAAGAAAGACACCTTCAATGTAAAGAAGTTTCTTACCGTTCTTTTCCTCTGTTACGAGTTTAACGTCTTCAATCGTTTCCGTTATCAGTTTCATTGCTTGGAATCTCTGTCTTGGTTGGTTCATCAAAGAATGTATTAGCAACCACTTGTTTGTAATCTGCCATTGCTTGAGAAGCCTTGCCAAATAACATATCGTGAATTGCGTCAATTGCACTTGCTCTTTCGTTATTATCAATTTTGTTGATAATATCTACAGCACCAAGTTCTTTGTTATTTTCAGTTTTGTCTGTCATGATACAATATAACTATTCTATTTATTATTATTAGTTGGTTTAGATGCGGAAACGGGTGGTTTAGGTGTGCGTTTTTCTTTATCTAACTCCCTCTCTACAGCATCATCTGCTTGTTGTGCTTGAATCTCAGGTTGGAAAGCAGTGTTCTGACGATCCATAGTGTCAAATGTATTGACATCTTGAGGATCCATAACAAGACCTTGATCAATTTCTTGTCTCATTTGCTTGTCCATCTCTCTAAAGTCTTTATCCTTCTGACCTAAGATGTGACGACGAACATGCTCAATAGAGAAATACTTTCCTACAAATGGATCCATTTGTGTAACTGTCATCATTCTCTGATTCATCATTTCAATATTTTTTAATTCATTGAAGTGATTATCAAACAAGAAGTCATATTGTATATGCTCCTTCATGTCATCCCAGTCTTCTGGAGCAATAATTCCTTTGAGAATTAACTGAGTCTTAAGCATGTCTTGGAACATCTCGCTAAATCTCTTGCGGAGACGACCAATGAACTTAGTAAATTTAAGTTCGTCACGGAGAACCTCTGTTGTCTTACCTAGATTGAATCCTTTGTTGTCATCTGTAAGACGAGATGGAGGTAAGTTCAAACTGTTAAATAATTTCTTTTTAAAATACTCAACAT